CCCGAAGTGCTTCTTCCTCTGCAATCCCAGCTACGTCCTTCGGCTCCTCTCCATGGACCGTCTCCACTATACAGGGCATCTTTTTGTATTCCTGTTTTCCCCGTTCCACAAGCAGGACTGAGGCTAACCGCCGCCTGTGTCCGGCGATGAGACGGTATTTTCCACCGCCCAGCGGCACTGCCAGTCCCGGCTGCTTGATACCACCTGAAAGGGCAATCAGGAAAGCCAGCTCTTCAATAGCGGACATCGAGTAGAAGTTCTCTGTAGATGGTACAAGATCGTCAACGTCTAGGTATTTCAGCACCGCGCGGCCCGCCTGCTCGTCCGCTCTGCTTTTTGCCTGCTTTTTGCCTGGATCGCGCTCCGGTTGCGGTTCAGGCTCATGATGTCAAATGCCACTGTTATCCCTCCCGCTGGTTGACCGAATTGGTCAAGATCAGATATTCCGCGACCAGTTTTTTATACTGGATCGCCGCCCAGCTTCGTCTGGCGAACTCACAAAGCGGTTGGTTCGCAAACGTGCTTTCGGATACTCTGGGATTGTAGGAGATAGCCGTTTTGAATACGGGGCAAATCCCGCTTTTCTCCAGTTCCTCCCGCGCCTGCTCAAATACTTCCCGGCGCTGCCAGTGCGTAAAGAATGCGCCTCTCAGAGACAATCCCGGGTTCAATGCCTTTGCGCTCTCTACTTGTTCCGCGAGGTCCACCAGACCGGAAAAGGAGAAATCATCAGGCCGGATGGGGATTAACACATCATTAGAAGCCACCAGAACGTTCAAAGCCACTGTATCAATAGATGGGCCATTGTCAATCACGCAGTAATCATAATCCATTTCGGGCTGGTGCAGGATAGATTTTAATGTCCTTGCCGTATCCCTTCCCTCATCTCCGTAAATCTCGCGGTCAGCTGTGTAAAGGTCCATATTGGATGTGATAACATCCAATCCCCTGTAGCGGGTCGTATAGATGGATTCCAGAATGTCCTGCTCCGGGTTCAGAAGCAGGGCTGCAAGTCCGTCCTGTTCCCCATACAGCCGGAAATACTGGGAAGCGTTGCCCTGCTTGTCCCCGTCCACCAGAAGGACGCGCTTGTTGTGGATTGCCGCAAGAATGTGGGCAAAATTGGCCGCTGAAACGGTCTTTCCCACACCGCCTTTCAGGTTGATAAAAGAGATTGTTCGCATGGTTGGTCTTTCCTCCATCTCTATCGTGTTTTTGATCCGGTTGACGGCTCGAGCATAATCAGCCGCCCGCTATTATCCAGTTCAAAGCGAAATTCCACTTTTCCTGTACGAACACGATGGACATATGCAATGTCGGTGATTTTATGGATACGCCCGCCCATATCCCGTATGTAGTCACCGATTTCAAACGGGCAAACAGCGTTAAAATATACAGTTTTCACAATTCTTTCCTCCCTGCTTCTTCGTCAAAATCAGTGTCGTGCCCGTCGTCCGGTTCTGTTTGGTGGATATTCTGCTGCTCCTTTTTTCTCAATTCCCAACGGCATTGCGCTGTTAAATCCTCCATCTGTTCGACGAATTCTTTGTTTACAGCATCATAGGGGAACATGACCGCGACAGTCAGCAGACCAGCCTTGGCAACGATATAGGTATTACCGTCCTGTGTCTGTCGTTCAAACAGCTGCACCATATCCAGAACATCCTCAAGCGGCTGAAGATATTGGCTCTGGATAAATGTAATGCCATTCTGCGTTTTCAAAAGCTTCAGAATCCTTCCGCCGTGTACTACCGAAAGTCCCGCCTCTTCAACCTGCCTTTCTCCCTGTGCTATATCATCCACATTCACCGTTTCCGGGAATGCGCTATGATGAAACAGAATTTTTTCCCACTTCTTTTCAGGAATGTCGAAGATTGCACATAGGCTTTCTCCGTCCAGAATCGGTAGGCCATCCAGAGGATAGGCGGCTGATCCGTCGCCAAGCCACTGTGTGATCTCGCCATTTTTACTGATCCTGTCGAAGAGGACAAAATGGCCTGTCCTGATGCAAATGGATGCAATTTTCTTGATCTTCACTTTTTGTCCCTCCAAATTTCAGATATTTTTCAACTGTAAGCTATTTTCATCCCAATTCCACCAACCTTGTTTCCCTCGCGCCGGGATTGCCTTGTCAAACATAATCGGATTTTTCAGCACCCATGCGAACCTCCCCGGCGTGTAATCGCCTAAAACCTGCTCCCGCTCTGACAGCTTGCCTATAAGGGCCTCCACGGGGACACAATCGACAATTTCAACTGTGCCAATCACTGCACTAAAAACAAGCATGGAAGGAACTCGTACAGCCCCGTTTGCCTGTTTCAACTGATACTCTAACAACATTTTTGAATGTTCTTGTATATCCTTCAATGTAATCAATCTTTCAACCCAAATATCGGTTTTGGCGGCATGTATAGCAACGCGCCCTCGAATATTCGTGCGGCGCGGTCGTGTCTCATACTGTTTTAATCCCGCTACAATCTCAAACGCGTAAGGCTGATATACCGTAATCGCTCTCATTTTTCCCCTTCTCTCTTCTATTGTAAATAACCAGCATCGAAGGAAACGGTGCCCGTGAATATGCGTTCCCATCTTCGTCTGTGAAGCATAAACGACCTCGCAAAAAACGAATTTCCGCGTGTCTATAGATATATTCGTGAAAATACGTTGTATCTGTCCGGGCTGGAATCAGCAGTACGATGGTTGTGCCGTGCTGCGCTTCCTCATATGCCTTGCGGACCCACTTCCCGATTTCACGCCCATATGGAGGATTGCAGAATACAGCGCCACCTGAAATGTTCCACGGACTTTTCAATCCGTCCGTTTCTGGTGTGTAGTACACTGGGCATTTTGCGCTTTTGTCTGTTGCCGCCGCGTCAAGCGCAAAATGAAATTCCGTGTCCAGCTGGTCAAAGAATCCCTGCGGCGTGCAATAGCCCATTTTTTTACTGCTTAACAGCACCGCGTTCATCCCCCGGCCCGCCTCCTTCCTGCGGTTCGAGAATCAGGCTAACCAGTTTCCCGTTTCCGTCCAGCTCGTGGAGGAACCGAACCGTCATTGTCTTTACAGAATGAAGGGCCACAATATCCGTGATCGTGTGTCCCTGCCCGTCCGTTCCCTTGCTTCCGTCCCCCAGTTCATAAGGGCAACGGGCATTAAAAGACGCAAACTTCATTAATTCACCTTCTCAATTTTCCGCTGTCCGGTCCGGGCTGTCTATATGGTCCATCCGATCGAAACGGTAAAAGAATCTGTTTCCCAGCTTGTCCACCGCTTCAAATACGGTTCCTTCTTGTAACTGTTCCAGTTTCATTTTTCAGCCCCCCTTTTCAAACTTGGCTGCTTCTGACTTACATAATCCAAAAACAGAACCGCGCCGGTGAAGCGCACACGAAACGGTTCCAGGTCCTGCGCGGTCACATATTGCCTCCCGTATAGGATTTTCATGCTGTCCCACACCTCCCACGGGACAAAGAAGAAATCATTCCCGATCCCGGCGCATACACCCGAGAGCGCACCCCGTCGGTCGTGCTTTTTCAAGGTCTCCATCTGCTGGTCGGTCAGCACATCCTGTTTGAGCCGGTCTGTTGTGGTGTACTTAGCTTCAAACACGATCGACCGGCCACCCGCAAGCGTCCCCTGAAAGTCCGGTTGGGCATGGGCCGTGAACCGGCCTTTGAATATCCCGTCCCGGCTCTTCTCCATCACCCGGAATGGTTCCGGCGTCTTGTCAACCTCCGCTCTACCCTCCATGGAGTACACGACACACGCCGCTTTGATAGATTCTTCGAAGAAATGCCCCTGTGCGTTGTTGACCCGGTTCTGCCATTGGCGGCGGATTGTCTTTGCATTTTTCATAACTCCATCCCCTATTACAGTGTACTTATAGTTTAAGATATAGTAGATAACTATATCATTGAATCAACTTCCACATCGCAGCCCAAGATGAGAATATAGATGCTCATAAAGCTGTTTCTCTATCTCATCTTTGTAAACTTCTAATAGTTCTCCTTTCGTATGAATGGTTATTGTTTCTCGAATTAATGGCTGTGCAGCATCTTTTCCATCAGGTTGAGTCATATTTATCGCTATCTGTGTTTCTGGTAAATATGCCACGGCTTCCATTAGCTTGTGGTTACATGTGTCACAAAATGGACATCTTCGGCATTTTTCCGAAAGTTGTGATAGTCCCATTTCTTTTACCTCCTTTCTACTCTTTCTTCCTCAGCTTCAGGTAAATGGCCCAGCCTGTGATTTCGTTATATTCGTACCGCACCCCGTAATCTTCACTGGTCAGGGTCCAGCCCGGATATTTCTTTTCCCAAAAGGTTCTGTCCGGACGTTCGCGCACCAGTTTTTCAATCTGCCGTCGTGTATACTTTCCATCGTTGGTGCGGCTCTCCGGCCGTTTCAGGTTGTGAGACGAGGACCAGCGCTTTTTTCCTCCGGTCTGCTTCACAAGATAACTGCAAAGGGCCGCTATCCCGTTTTCGTCCGCCTGTAGACGGTCGGCATTGCAATAGCCTATTCGATCACCCTGTTTCTGCCCTTTACACCTCGGCTTCCGCCACAGTTCCTCCACGGCATCGCGGGTCAGGCCACCGTTCATGATGATGTGGTGATGGATACGGACCGGCTTGTCACAGTCTCTCCCTGTGGTGCAGGCGGTCACGAGGATGTATTTCAAAGGCGGAAGCCCTGCCTTTTTCCGGGCATATTTTATCCTGCGCAGCCAGTTTGAAGCTTCCCTTTCGGCTTCCTCTATGGTTTCCGGAAGATGTTTTGGACTGTATGTAGCGGTTACATGGAGTGCGTCAGAATCAGCCCCGAAATTCAGTTCCCCAATCTGCACCAGATACCTCCGAGCGTTTTTGTCATTCAGGTTTTTCTGTTTGGGTGGGGATTCTTTGATCTTTTTAGACCGTCTGCCGCGGCCTGACATGCTCTTTTGAGCGTCAGTGTAGGGGAAGATGTCAACCTCCCGGTAGTGGTCCCCGCAGAAAATCTTCTTTTCTCTGATAAAACTTCTCATTTACGCTTCATCCGCTTTCCGCTGGATAGTGGAGCGGGCAGGTCCCGTGTCCCAGCCGCTTTTGAAATGTTGAAATCATAGTTTTCAACATTTCAACTTTTCAACAATTCCGACTTTTCTTTCAGGACAGTGGAAAAAGGAGTGTCCAAAATCCCCCTGTTCTAAAAAAGGCTTCGCTCAAATGATAATACCCATTACAAGCCCGCTCACCGCCCGACGGCGGCGCGTTTCCCTTGACTTTTGCCGCGCACTTTGTTACAATGTGAGTGTTCAAGTGGTTGGTTTTTGCGACAAAAGCCAATTTCAGAAAGCCGCCCTGCGCCTGCTCTCGGAAGCTCGCACAGGGCGGTTTTTCTATCCTGTTTTCAACTGCTCCAAAGCGCCTGTATATCGGTTCCGCCCCTGCTTTTCCAGAAGGTCACCGATTCTGCGGCGTACCCGGCTGTCTGCGGAATCAATGAACCTTGTCCATGCTTCTATCGGATTTTCGTAGATACCCTCCGCTTCCGGTTCCCCGTCTATGTTTACCACATACTGACCGCCTCGCTGCGTCAGGCGGACCGGTCCCAGTTTATAGACTGCCATGGTCTCATAGCCCTCCTTTATCGTCTGTAACGTTTCATGTACGATCTCCTTTATTTTCCGGCCTTTTCGGGCACCATGCTGGAATATACGGCAAAAAATGTTCGCGTCCGATTGTATAGCCCTGCCACCGGCCATGCGCCATACATCTATACACCGCTTTCGCCTTTACTCCCGATTCTTCCATAGCGTGTTCGCATCCTTCGCACGTTCTGGTGAAGTCAGCGCACATGTTTTGCTCGTGTTCCGCCGCCTGATTCATGACATAAATATTGGAGCGCGGTATCGATTTCATTTACCGCCCGATTCAGATGCCCGTTTGCCTCCGGATCATCAAACTGGATCAGACTCTTGAGCGTCCTTTTTACGCTCTCGATACTGTCAGCGGTTGCGGGCTGATATTTCTGTAGGATTACCTGCCCGTCTGCCACCAAGAATTCCATTGGTGTTCCCTCCGTCCATCCGTTGGCGTTCCGGATGCTCTTTGGGATTGTTACCCGGCCCAGGTTGTCAATCCCTCTGACGATACCTGTCGCTTTCATGTTTCATCACTCCTTTTCTGCGCTGCGCCAGATTGCCGCAGCAGCGATTGCGACAATAGCAATAGCCGCATAGACTGTGCACAGACTGATCTTACTGATGGACAAAGTGAGCTGCCACCCACTAAACGCGATTCCGTCCATCGTCCTCTCCAAGCCAGATGCTGCGATACCCCATCTTGACCTGCCACGCGAACACGCGCAGCCCTTCAAAGGACTGCGGCCAGCCGTACAGATCGCATAACCTCCGGTAGGCTTTCAGCGTATTGTATTGCAAAGTTCCGCCTCCTCTCATGTTGACATCTGCCGCGCCGGACCGACTGCAAGCCCTGGTTTCCTGGTTGAATTCGATCCTGTCCATATCGTACGCTGCGATAGACATAGAGATCATCCGACCTTCTGCTCCGGCTTGCACTCTTCTTTCAGTCCGGCCACCGTCGCCTCGACCGGTACCCCCAGCCTTTTGGATGCAATCATCGCGCACCATTTCACGTAGTTTTCAATTCTGGGGACGCCCTGCCAATTTGCAGGCGGTACAAATTCTTTCATAGGGTCTCCTTTCTAGGGGCTGTTTGAAAAACCGAAATAGCCGTCTTTTTCTACAAAAAGCGGCATCTGCCGCGTCAAAAATGCGCGGAATACAGCAAGTATTCCTGTGCTTTTTTCCTTGCAGCTGCTCGCTTTTTACGAACCATCCGTCTATTTCTCTATTTTCAAACAAGCCCTAAGCCTAGATGTCTTCTCGTATTGCTTCAAACCTTCCTTCTTCCGGATCGCATACGACTGTGACGCGGAATTTCTTATCGCTGACCCACAGCAGCTTTCCAAACTCGTGCATCATCATGGCTGCTTTTTCGATGCAGTCCAATTTTCCGCTCAACGTCGGCATAGCAAGTGATGGTATCTCGCTGATCTTTGCACCTTGGGACTCCTCCAAAGTGGATAACTGGCGCAGCTCTCTTAAAATCTGCACTAGAAGAAGCGTTTCTCTGCTCCGCTGCTTCTTTGCCATTCCTTCCACGGCATCAAGCTCTTTGGTTGAGATTACCACTCTGCTTTGCCCTCCTCACTGTACTTTGAAAGTGATTTCATGACCGGGATTCTCGCGGATCAGCAGAGCTTTCATATCTTCGACCATCATGTTGTTATCCAAGGCCGCCTGAACCACGTCTACCAGTTTCTTTCCATCCAGATAGGCCCAAACAGTTGTTTTCTTTTTTCTACGCATGCTCTTATGCTCCTTTATCATTTCGTTCCTTAAATTATTTTTTCCAGAAATTCACGCAGGATTGGAACTATTATTGAGGCTGCTAACGCGACAATAGATACCCACAATGGGAAATCTGGATGTCGCTCTTAAAAACGCTTCATGATTCTGGCGATTTTTTTATACAGGTTATCACCTCGCTTTCTGCCATTTCATTTGCTATACTGAATAACGGAAGGGGGGTGGATTGTTTTGAGTTCAGCCGCACTAAAAATGCTGCTTTATGCTTGCGAGCGTTATCGAGCAACAGGCGATATATACATCGACAGTATGCATCATCGGCACCAACAAGATTGGAACATCTCTTGCACTTTTTCTGAAGGACATTATTAATACGCCCCATTTCTTTTTCCATTATGCATCTCCTTGTTTTCTCCGCCGCCCGCCACGGGCGGCTTTTCTCTTGCTTTTTGGGGTGCTGCATGTTATGCTTCGGTGGAAAAGGGGCGTGAATACAATATGGATACTACTCGTGATTACTCACTTATTATCCTAACTAATGAAGAACAAATCCTCTTTGATCGTTTCAAACGATCAGATTCAGTCTGTCTAACCAAGGATGAATTTGAAGTCCTTCGAAATCGCGGTTTAGTTAAAGGTCTTTTAGGCGGAAAATCAGATTTCTTTGACCTTCCATCAAGTGGTATTTGCGAAATTTCCGAGCTTGGAAAACGACTTCGCGTTTACCAAACTCGGTCAAAAAAGCAGCATGTTTGGACCGAGTTTCGCGCATGGACTACGCTTGCAATCGCTTTGATTGCCCTAATTGTTTCTATCGCATCCTTATTACTACAACTGAGATAATGATTGAAATAACGCAAACCAAGTCTACAATCCACCAAACCACCTCATGCACTATGGGGTGGTTTTCTTTCAACCATTTCCAAAACAAGAGCTTCACCTCTCTTTCTTCGCCGCTTGTAGCGGGCGGCTTTTTCATGCGCTGTCCGCTATGTTCTCCCGTTTTGTTGACTGATGGCCTGATGCGGCAATGCTAGCCCCAATTAAAATGGATTCTATAATGGTTTCCAGCGCAGGAAGCCTGTCGCGCGGTACACCTGCCATAGCCTTGGATATACGTATGGCAAATGACAACTGTTCTGAGGTATACGCTGTATTATTCATAATTTCACCCCCCTGTCCTGTTGCTTCTCTGACTATTATATGCTTGTTTCAGTCTATTGTCAATAAGATTTTGTGTGTTTCAAACTTTTTGTTGACACGCTGACTATTTTGTAGTACCATTTATAATAGATGGAAGGGAGGCTATACTTTTGAATGAGAGAATAAAGAAACTTCGTAAAGCTCTCGAGCTCACGCAACAAGAATTTGCAGATAAAATAGGAACCAAGCGAAACACTGTCGCTAACTACGAAACTAACAGAAATGAACCTAGTAATTCCGTGATTTCTTTAATATGTCGGGAATTTTGTGTTAATGAACAATGGCTTCGAACGGGAGAAGGAGAGATGTTTATATCCATCCCTAGCGATACATTGGATAGACTTGCCCATGAATATGATCTATCACGCCGAGGAATGGCTATTATTGAAAAATTTCTGGATTTGAAGCCTGATATTCAAGAAGCTATCGCTGATTATATTGAAAAAGTCGCAGCAACTTTTTCTAATGACCACTTCCCTGCTGCCTCCGCCCTTGTTCCTACTCCGACTCTCACGGTTGAGGAGGAGGCCCGTGCCGAAGCCGAAGAATATTATCGGGCCATTCTTGCCGAAAAAGAAGCGGCGGCAGGGTTATCAGCTTCGTCCGATTCCATCAGCGGGGCAAAATTGGCATAAAAAATCCCCCGCCCAAGCAGGCGGGGGGAGCGTGTCAGATCATAGACATCTGCGATTTGCTGAGAAAATAAAACCGCTTTTCGTGTGTTAAATTGTTATTGAAAGAAGGGGATAAAATTTGATCGGGACCACGCTGCAACAATTAATTACTGAAAAGGGTACTAATGTAAATGAACTAGCTAAAAAAATTAAGATAAGCCCTCAAACCCTGTATAGTATTATCAAACGGGATAATATGAAAATAGACTTCGACGTTTTGCTACGGATTTGCGACGCCTTAGATGTAGAAGTTGAAGTGTTTTATAAGGATTATATAGAGAATAAAAAGCCATCTTTTCTTTCACATGAGGCAACGGAGGTGGCTCAAGCCTATGAAAGAGCCACTATTAAGGAGAAAAATACTGTCCGGCAGGTTTTGGATTTGAAACCATTAGAGCCCTTTGCTAAAGAAGTTTCTAGCTCGGATGATCGAAAATTTGCAGTTTGATAATATAATCTGGTTGGATGATTTCCGATAAATAAAAAAGCCCGCTACCGAGCGGGCGTGCGAAAGGAGCAGATGCTATGAACGGGAACCTCGCATACAAGGGGGATTGGCGGGAAGACCTAATCGGCGGGAAGATCGTAATGATGTCCCCCGCTGCAACCAACCACAATCGTATTTCAGGAAATATTTATGGAATTTTTTGGAGCTATTTAAAAGGAAAAAAATGCGTCCCCTTTGGCGACGGGGAAAAGGTTTTTCTCACGGAGACGGATCATTATGTCCCTGATTTTATGGTGGTTTGCGATCGGGATAAGATCAAACCAGACGGGGTCCATGGTGCGCCAGACTTGGTAGTAGAAATTCTTTCCCCCAGTACAGGCCTGAATGACAAGGGCCGCAAGAAACGTACCTATGAGCAATGCGGTGTCGGAGAATACTGGATCGTTAGCCCGGAGGCCAGATCTATTGATATTTATTTGCTGAAAGACGGATATTTCGAGTTGGATAATTCCTACTCTCTTTATCCAAGCTATATGCTTGCACACATGACGAACGATGAGAGAGTAGCGGTAGTGACCGATTTCAAGTGCCACCTTTATGACGATCTCATCATCCGTCTGGATGATGTCTTTGACGACTTGTTTTAAATAGAAAACCGCTCCCGGTGTTACCAGCACCGAAAGCGGCTTCATAGGGGCAGTAAAATTTTCTCGAGCTTACTGCCCCTTTATTTTAGCATACTCTTATGCAAAAAGAAAGGGGATTTTTTATGTTGCGGGCAGGTTTATACATCCGGGTTTCCACCGAAGAACAGGCTTTGCATGGATACTCTCTGACGGCCCAGCGCGAAGCGCTGACAAAGTACGCTCAGGAACACAGCTACTGCATCGTAGACTACTACATGGACGAAGGGCTGTCCGCCCGGAAATCCTTCACCAAGCGAAAAGAATTCATGCGCCTGCTGGATGATGTCAAGGCGGATAGACTTGATGTCATCCTAATTATTAAACTGGACCGCTGGTTCCGCTCCATCCGGGATTATTACAAGGTACAGGAAATCCTTGAAGCTCACCATGTAGACTGGAAAACGGTCTATGAAAACTATGACACGTCCACTGCATCGGGCAGGCTGCATATCAATATCATGCTGTCTGTGGCCCAGGATGAGGCCGACCGCGCCAGCGAGCGAGTGAAGTTTGTCTTTGCCAGCAAAATCCAAAGAGGAGAAGCCATTGCTGGAATTGTTCCCCGCGGGTACAAGATAGAGAACAAACACATCGTGCCGGGTGACCCTAAAGACGTTGAGATGGTGCAGGATATTTTTTCGAAGTTCCTCCTCTATGGGTCCGCCTATACGACAGCCCGCTATGTCTGGGAGCACTGGGACTGGAACCCCGCGCCCAAAACGATAAAGAACCTGCTGAAAAATCCAGTCTACATAGGCACTTATTATGGGGTGGAAAATTACTGCGAAGGGATTATTGATAAGGATACCTTTGCACAGGTGCAGGAAGTCTTTGAGCGCAAGGTGACAACCAAAAGCGCCCCCACCGGGCGAATATATCTTTTCAGCGGGATGCTCAGGTGTGCAGACTGCGGACGCCTCATGTCAGCGTTTTACACCCCCAATTCAGGCAAGTCAGATGGCCGTGTGTATTATAGGTGTGAGAGCCACGCCCGTCATGGATGCAATGTGTGCACCCACTCGAAACATCTGAATGAGAAAAAGTTGGAAAAGATGCTGCTTGAAAATATCGGTCCGTACATAGACCAGTATTTGATAGAGTATCGTGCCAAATCTTCTGCATCGAACCCCGCAAAAGCGGAACGCGCGAAAATCCTTGCCAAGCTGGAAAAGCTAAAGGAGCTGTACCTGAACGACCTAATTTCTTTGGACGAGTACCGGAAAGATTACGCCCAATACATGGAACGGCTGAATCAGATTGTGGTAGTTGACTACCCGAAATTGAATACCTTGGCTCTGGAAAAGTTTCAGGTGCAAGATTTTCAGGCCGTTTACACAACAGCCGGTCGAGAAGAACAGCGCTCCATGTGGCGCGGTATCATCCGGGAAATCACAATCAACCAAAATAATGAGATTGATCGAATTTGTTTTGCCTAAAATTTATGGTAATCGAAAGTAAACCAAATATTGACCGCCCCTACGCATGGAGTGACTTTATCGTAGGGAAGATATTGTCCAAACCTGAGTATATGGGGCATACGGTTAATTTCCGTTCTCATAAGGAGTCCTACAAGGATAAGCAGCCGGTTTACCATGCCCCGGAGGACTGGCTGATTTTTGAAAACACCCACGAGGCCATCATAGACCGCGCCACATGGGA